ATAGCATCATATCCAGCAAAATCTGGTAGTCCTCTGAAGAATACTTTAGAATCTCCACCTTGTTCAAATCCATTGTCTCTATGATATACCTTAATGACACTGCTGTTGTTCTTGAAGAGAGACGACGTTGCTGTGCTGTTAGCAAGAGCATATGTCTCAAGTGGATCTGATAGTAGTTTTTCGTATCCGAGATCTTCATTCCTGATGACTAGTTCGCCATTTCTAGAAGTGTCGAATTCTGCTCTGTATAAAGTGAATTTAATATCTTCAAACAGATCTTCTTCCCAGTTAGCAGTATTTTGAGACTTGAATAGAGATCCAAGGAGAGGTTGTGCATTGACAACCAGACCAGAAGAAATATCTTCCTCTCCCAACTTGGAAGACCATAGTTTGTATTCAACAGCATCACACTCAATATTGAGTGCATACTCGGTATCATTCTGTAGATAAACAGGATACTCGAAGTTGAAACGTGTGGGTGTGGTGGATCTGATTCCACCTTCAGGATCGATTGCAACACCCATTCTTACAGCAGGTTCATCGACCTCGATTTCAGATTCGATAACAGCACCGTTATTACCAGCACCAGTTCCTCTGATAACAACAGATGGTGCTTCGGTGTATCCTCTACCAGCAAGACTTACTTCACTGAAGAATAGTTGACCACCAGATACTTTGACAGATCCAGTAGCATTGCTTCCACCAGGTAGCTGTGGACTCTCGATAGTGATGGTTGCACTCTCATATCCAGATCCCAGATTAGTAATATTCAGTTTGGATACGCGACCAGAATCTTTAGCAATCTTCAGACCTACTGTAGCATTGTTAGCATTATTGTATGCAGTAACTGTGCCGATGGTTAGATCTTCATTTGGTAAGAAGTCTCTTCCATTGTGATTACTCAAGATGAACGTATAAGTCTGCTCATTTGTTAGAGAAATCTCACCATTGCTGGAAGGGGTAACTTCAAAGTTGTTTCTATCCAAAACTTTGGTGATAGGTCCTTTAGCAAGACTTCTGTTGCCAGTGATGTCTTCATCCTTCTGAATAGTGATGTTTCCAGAAGAATATACCTTGAGGAAAGTATCTGGATAAAGGGTCTTGATAGAACCAGGAAGGATGTACTTACCAGGTTTGTCTGCTTCTACATTAGAGAGATACACTCTCAATGGAACAGTAGCACTCTTCTCGGAGAAGAACAGGTCAACGCCTGTTGCAAACATACCACCCTCAAAGCTTTCGACTTTGAAAGTCTGTGCCATTGGGTTGGGTCTTTCTTTATTCTCTGTGTTGCTATCAATCTCCTGAACACCTTCATTTGCTTTGAAGATCGCAGGGGTTGTAGAGATAATAGAAGAAGGATTCTCTGGAAGAATACCAGTTGCATAGAACTTAACTTCTGCGAAAGAACTTACTCCATCAACATCAGTGATGGGAGCATCAGACATACTAGAAGTAAATCTAATCGTCTTGATACCAGTAGTAAAGTAAATCTCTTCAGCAGTATCATCATACTGCATGGTGTCGATATTTCCAGTCCAGAAAGAATTTTCTGCTGGTGCATAACCCGATGGAATTAAGATAATGCCACTAGCATTACCATATTCATCTGTAGTAATACTAGTACCAAATGTAGTAGGAGAGTTTCCAGCAATACCAGTAAATCTTGAGTCTGGGTTGATCCATCTAGCGATGTTTCTACCTTCCATGAAGACATGCAGTTTTGTCTTGGGTTTCATACGCCTTACGACATACTTAACAGGAACAGATCTAGCATAGAACTTCAGTGCATTTGATACGTTAGTACCATTGATAGTCTTGTATCCAACACCCTTCGCAATCTCGTTGTTCTGTGGACTGACGTTAGAGGAAGATGAAATGGATGCACTGCTTACAGTAGATTCTGCAGATCTTCCGTTGTTTTCTGCAAAACTCTTCAGGTTGTAGAAGGTTTTGTTTACACCAACCCAGTTGATTACAAAAGAATTGTAGATACTAGAGAATGCTACTCGTGCATCTTGTTTTGCCAAGAAGACAGAGAACAGATTAGTATTATTTTCAGTTACCAATGGTGCCACCGAACTGTTATACCACTGATCGATGTTTGGCATCAGTGCAGCATCACCAACATACTGTAGAACAACAAATGGGTTTGGATTTACTGTCTTGGTTGCAAATTGATTTTGTGCGTATGTAACGCTGGTGTATGGCAGTGTAATTACGCCATTGGAATTTGTATATCCAGAAATAACTCTTTGATCATTTCTTCTGTTGACCTCTTTCAGTGCGAAACTGTCTTCTTTAGATTGAGGTCTCAATACAGACTGTTGTGCATCAATAGAACAGAGGTGGTCGATAGACTTGACGTTACCGACATTGTGAGTTTCATAGTTATCAACCAAGAAACCACTCTTTGTTTTATCGATACCAAGAGTATCTTTGACCTGCATGTTGAGTGCTTGCTGCTCAAGAATGCTCAACGTGGTGTAATACTCAAGGCGCTCAATACGCTTCTCCAGTTTACCGATGTCACGCATCGTATAACGACGGTTGTCAACAGGAGTAATTCTTACATCCTTGCTAGACTTCGTAAACGCAGGGATGAACATATAGTAGAGAGGAATGCCATCCTCAATGATCTCTGGTTTGCTTGGGTTTAGAGACGCATTGCCTTTCTTGATAACGAATTCCCCTTTCTTGGTGAGGAAGACGCCATCAATTCTGTCAAGATACTGCGACTCACTGAACGAGATAGTGTAGGGAAGATTTCTTGCCGAAGAAGGTGTGCTAGAAACGGAACCACCAGGTCCAATAAAGTTGATGTACTCTGCTTGTGATAGTAGAGAAGTATCCTGATATCCAGGAATAATTGCTGTAGAGTCTACTTTTGGTCTGAAGTCAATAACGTTCTTCAGACTTACATTACCATGAACGTTAGAGTTGAAATCAGGAATCTCATCTAGGACTACACCTGCTTCATGGATGTAAGAGTCAACAGTGCAGAAGTCTCCTTGAGAATGCTCGAAGTAGTCAAAAGCAACAACTAGTTGACCTGTTGGTGGACTAAAACCAGGTTTCAGAACGATTCTGGATACGTCATAGAATGTATCTCTTTGTCCATCATCAAAAGTAAATCTGTTAGTAAGATCTGTACCAACAACCAGATTGCCATTGACATCAACAGTCGGTGGAGCAGAAGATGATCCTTCATAGATGTACCTGATACGGAATGCATCTGAATAAGAGAATACTTCAGTGCTGTCGCTGTCGTAATCCAGACCACGGAGAGGTAGAATCTGGTCGCCAGGAGACTGGATGACAATTCTCTTATTCTTGATTGCTGTCTTAAGTTTTGGTCTACCCTTGGAGACTTCAATGGTAGCAGTCAACTTCAGTTTAGGGAAGTTGGTTACATTGTTACCAAAGTAGTTACCAGGGAAGGTAAGTGTGATACTACCAGAAGACAATCCAGAAGTAGCATCTGTAGTATTCAGAATGCTAACGAACTCTGGAGAAACATAAACAACATCTCCAGTTTCCACTAGGTCAGAACCACCTTTGTCCAAGACAGTAATGAGGAAGTCTCTTTCTGTGAATTGAGTAAATCTCTGTGTACCAAAGTCTAGTTGTGCAGCAAAAGTAATGTTGCCGCCGTTATCACTACCAGTGGTTACAAAGTCTCTTCTGATGTAATAAACTAGTTTGGTGTCTTCGGTTGACTTAACAAGACTACCCACCTCTTTACTTCCTGTTGGGAAGATCAAGGTAGATGTAGAACCATTGCTGACTTTACCTCGTTGTCTGATGACAGTCTTTGCCGTCACTGTATCGGGCAGAGCACCATTCAAGTAAATCCTAGACTTATCGGTTCCTCTTGGTGTAGTTACTAGTTCGACAGTGTACTTGTTTACTCTTCCAGTATCATCGTTGAACTGAATGATATCACCCTGAACAAGAACTAGAGATGCGTCAGATCCAAACGCATTACACTCAATAAACTTATATCCTTTCGTACCAGAGAAAGTGGATTCGGTTACATTTCTGGTGTCAGAGAGACTACCTTCGGTAGTTTCGATGTCGGCAGAGAACTTATTGTTAGATCCAAATGTGGAAAATAGAGATTTTACATTCTGGGCTGTATATGTCAGAACTGTATCTCTATAAAGTACAGGTGCAATACCTACAGCGATTGTATTCGCTCCAGTTACCTCACAAATAGGAGGTGCAGCAAATTCGGTTTGAATTGCATCTCTGTTCTTAATTACAATCTTGTAAACAGTACCACCATCAATACCAACTTCGATATCAGCACTTTCAAATAGAGTGCCGTTGACATTAATTTTGGATCCTGCAACGTAACCAGTTCCTTGACGTTGTACAACGAAGTGGGAGATGGTGTTGTTCTTTGGAATACGTAGAACTGAACCTTCTTCACTATTAATGGTCTCACCAGGCAAGAAATTGCCGTACAAGGTCTTTACAAACAAACTTCTACCCAATGACATATAACCATTGGAAGAACCTTCTACAATGCCATATGCGCCACTTGTAGTGCCATAAATGTACTTACCAGGTGCGAAGTCTGGAGTAACAGGAGAATCTACAAAAAGTCTGGTGAAAAATACTGGGTTGAAGTAGGAGAGATTAAAGTTGCCATTATATGTTTCTCTACCATCAGCAAGTTTTCCACGAGAGATAATGATGTCTGTATCCTGATTGAATCCCTCTGGTCTCTTGACAAGAGTAAAGTCTTTTGGTTTTGCTACGCCAATGACAGGAACAATGCTGTCAGAATAATCTACAATGTATCCTAGGTTATTAACTTCTTGCTGAACGTTGGCGAGACTAGTGTATAGGAATCTTCTTCTTGTCGCTACGTTGTCATCATACTCAATGAAGAAGTTGTCTAGTAGATCTTTTCTACCAGAAACAGTCAACTGCAAGAATTGTGCATTTGTATCACCAATTTCGGGTCTGGTGACTTTTGCAAATGATAGAACCTTGGCGGTATTTGTTGTTGCTACACCACCAGTGTCTGTTCTAGTCTGAACAAAGTAAAGAGTTCTGATGTCTAGTTTTCCAGCACCAGGGGAGTCAGAAATACTAGTGTCGTCAATAAGACCTAGATCAGCGGATGCCTGTACCCAGATAGTCTTGATGGCATCATCTTTGTCAAACCCTTGTCCTCTTCTAGAAAGAGTCTGTCTATATTCAGTGACATCTTCTAGATTATTAAATCCAATAGTTCCATCATTGTATGCGGCGTTGAGGAAAATAGTTGGATATGCAGTAAGATCTGCTCCTTCTGCGTTTAGTGGTAGGGTGTTATATACATTTGTTAGTGTAAACGATGCAAGACCATTGGACTTGATTGTTACGTTATCTCTGGCAAGGGTTTCTCTCGCCTTGTCAACTTCTAGATACTTGGTTTCTTTGTTGACAATTTCAAAACCACGAACGTATGCTTTACCAGCACCAACCGTTGCAACTAGTTTATCTGCAGCTTCGATTGCAGAGATGCCATTTGGTCCTACTGTGCCATCGACACCAGCACTATACAGACCAAAGTTTCCATCTCTTTGATAGAACTCTCTAATATCAACGTCAAAGTTCTCTACTACGTAATCACCAGATTCATCGTAGGTTCTTCTAGCAAGAGTATTCTCAAGAGTATTATATGCTGCTTGCTTTACTTGTTTCTGGATAACTCCATTCTTGATAGATAAGAGTTGAATAAAATTCTTATCGGGAGTCTGTTCAAACTGATATTTGACCAGAGCTAGTGTGATCTGTAATCTATGTGCTCCAGGTGCAGCATAGTTAGAAGATCCAAATGCATTGTCATACAGAGAAGGGTCATCCTCTGGGGTGACTAGGGTTTCGGTAATTTTGAATCCAACTTTTACCGAAGGATTGTCGCTATAACCATCAACAACAATAAGACCCGAATCATTTCTTACGAAATAACCATTTACAAAATAGACACCTTCTTCCACTTGTACAGCAGAACCATATCCCATGGCACCACTGTCTACAAATGTAGTCTCACTTGTATCAGGATTTAAGACTGCAACGCTAGTAGGAAGAACACTGCCGTCAGTACCAACAACAAGCAAAGGTGAGTTAACGCCATCGACAACTTCGAGAGTTTCTCCTTGGCGGAATGTTTCTTCATCTCCACTGTCACCTGCCGTCAAATATTTTACATATAATGTATCAGAATTGTTCTCTGTTGCTTTTACAACAGTTTGAACAATAGCAATAACACCAGAAGATAGTCCGTTGATCTTCTGACCAACCAGACCATCGATGTCATACTTTTGATATACTAATTCACCATCAATATTAACAGCAACTTCAGAAACAGACGATAGTTTTACAAAGTCCAGTTTTTTGTTAAGACCGACCTCTCCAGGGACAACTAGGTCGCCCTGTTTGAAAGCATATTTGCCATAGCTTTCGATCTGATTCTGTAGAATAGATTGTGTAGTATTAAGTTCCCTACCCTGTACAGGGTAACCAGGTCTGTATAATACTTTGTAGAAATCTTTCCTTGAATCGTAGTCGTCAAAATATGGGGCGGCTTTAAGATTAGTCTTCTGTGGCATTGTATTAAACTACCGTCTTGTTTTTGTTTATAATCAGAATTCGATGACTAACTTGATGTCCTCAAT